ACTTATTCCGCATTGGTTGGCAAGTTTGTCAATGATGCTAAACGTCAAATTGAAGATTCCTATAATTGGAATGTCTTGGGACAAACAATTACAGTTACTACTACCAGTGGCACAAGTTCATACGCTTTGACAGGTGCGGGTCAAAAGTTCCGTATCAATGATGCTATTAACACCACAAGTGTTATTACCTTAGATAACATTGCTGTTGCGGATATGAACCGCAAGTTGAACTTTGGTACACCTTCACAGTCTATTCCTTCAGAGTTCTGCTTTAGTGGTGTAGATGGTAGTGGTGACACAAAGGTTGACCTGTTTCCCGTTCCTGATGGTGTTTACACACTGAAGTTTGATTTAACCATCCCACAGGCTAATTTGTCTGCTGATGGCACTTCAGTCAAGGTATTGGATTATTTGGTGACTCAAAGTGCCTATGCTCGTGGTTTGATTGAGCGTGGTGAGGATGGAGGCACTGCTTCTAATGAAGCGTACGCTTTGTTCCGTGGAATGCTATCTGACGCTATTGCATTGGAAAGCACTCGTTACCCTGAAGACAACTTTGTGGCGGTCTAATGGCAGCTCCTCTACAAAGTCAAAGCATTAGCGCACCAGGCTTCTTTGGCCTGAACACGCAAGACTCGCCCTTAGATTTATCTTCTGGCTTTGCTTTAACTGCTTCTAATTGCGTGATTGACCAATTTGGTCGTATTGGCGCACGTAAAGGATACACTCTTGTTAACGCCTCATCAGGTAATCTAGGCTCTAACAATGTGGGTGTAATCCATGAGTTAGTCCAAACTGATGGCACTTTGACTGTTCTGTTTGCGGGAAACAACAAGTTATTTAAACTTGGTACTTCTAACGCAGTGACTGAGTTGACCTATGGTGGTGGAGGAACAGCCCCTACTATCACGGCAAGTAATTGGCAATGTGCATCTTTGAATGGCATAGCTTATTTCTTCCAAACTGGTCACGATCCACTAATATTTGACCCCGCAGTAAGTACAACTACTTATCGCAGAGTGTCTGAGAAATCAGGTTATGTGGCTACTGTTCCTCAAGCAAACATTGCTATCTCAGCATTTGGTCGTTTGTGGGTGGCTAATACATCCACAGATAAGGTCACTATTACCTTCTCTGATCTGATTGCGGGTCATGTATGGTCTGGTGGTACTTCAGGAACATTGGATGTTTCTAGGGTATGGCCTAATGGTGCTGATGAGATCATGGGTCTAGCGGCTCACAATGATTTCTTTTTTATCTTTGGTAAACGTCAGATTCTTGTTTACTCAGGTGCTTCTACTCCCGCATCCTTGGTTCTGTCAGACACAGTAGGCTCTATTGGATGTATTGCTAGGGACACTATTCAGTCAATTGGTACTGATGTGATCTTCTTGTCAGACTCAGGTGTTCGTTCTCTGATGAGGACAATCCAAGAGAAGTCTGCACCCCTGAGAGACTTGTCCAAGAATGTGCGTTCTGACCTTATTTCATCTTTGGCGGTAGAGACTTTGGCTAATCTGAAGTCTGTTTACTCAGAGAAGAATGCCTTTTACTTGCTGACGCTTCCAGTAACAGGTCAAGTCTTCTGCTTTGATACAAAAATGCAATTGCAAGATGGTGCTTTTAGAGTAACCAAGTGGGACTCTATTACTCCTACTGCTTTGTATTCACTTAGGAATGGTGATCTGTACATTGGTAAACTAGGTTTTATTGGCAAGTATGGAAGTTTCTTAGATAACACTTCTACTTACCGATTGAGCTACTTTACGAACCATGCAGACCTTGGTAATCAGAATCAAATTTCTATTCTCAAGAGAATCAAGACCATCGTTATTGGCGGGTCTAACCAATTCGTGACGATCAAGTGGGGATTTGACTTTGCTGCCAACTATTTGTCAGGAAATGCTTTTATCCCTGAACAAGCAAACTATGAGTATGGCCTTGCTGAGTACGGAGTAGCTGAATACTCAGGTGGACTCTTGATTAAGACACTAGACGTTAATGCTTCTGGTGCGGGTAAAATTGTTCAAACAGGTTACGAAACCACTATCAACGGCACTCAACTGTCAATTCAGAAGATTGAAATTCAATCTAAGAACGGGAAAATATCATGAGTACTGTTCTTAATTTTGTTCAATCAACAAAGATTTGCAATAGTTGTAAAGAACCGAAACCATTTACATCATTTACAAAAAACAAAGCATCTCCTGATGGACTGCAATATAAATGTCGCCCATGTGATGTTGCTTATCAAGCAAAGCGTAGACTAGAAAATCCTGAGTTAAGGCTAGACTATCAAAGAAGTTATCAAAAAAATAGGCGTAAAGATTACACTTATCGATTGCAAATGCTTATCAATGCCTCAAAGCAACGAGCAAAAAATAAAGATAGAGAACACAACATTTCAGTAGAAGATATTAAAAATATATTTCCTGAAGATGGGTGTTGCCCAATATTTGGTATGAAACTAGAATTCAATAACGCAGGATTTAGAGAAAATAGTCCTAGTATTGACCGCATAGATTCAACAAAAGGTTACACACCAGATAACATTCAAATTATCTCTTGGAAAGCTAATCGCATAAAAGGTTATGCAACTCTGCAAGAATTAGAAATGTTACTAGCTTATCTGACACAAGGAGAATAATCTTGTCGAATTACACAAAGTCCACAAATTTCGCCACTAAGGATAACCTCACGCCTGGTGATCCACTCAAGGTCGTTCGAGGTACAGAGATTGATACTGAGTTCAATAACATTGCTACTGCTGTTGCGACTAAGACAGACAACTCTGCTGCCGCAATTACTGGTGGTTCTATTACTGGTATTACAGACTTAGCAGTTGCTGATGGCGGTACTGGTGCTTCTACGGCTACTGCGGCTCTCAATAACCTGTTGCCAAGCCAAACCTCTGCGGCTAACAAGTATCTTCAAAGTGATGGTACTAACGCTTCATGGGATGCGGTCACTCTTTCTACTGCCGACATTACAGGTACTTTGGCAGTAGCAAATGGTGGTACTGGTGTCACTAGCTCTACTGGTACAGGCAATGTAGTGTTGTCAAACTCGCCAACACTGGTGACTCCCGCATTGGGAACTCCTGCTTCTGGTACTTTGACAAACGCCACAGGTCTGCCAATCTCTACAGGTGTGAGTGGTTTGGGTACGGGTGTAGCTACTTTCTTGGGTACACCATCCAGTGCTAACTTAGCTTCTGCCGTATCTGACGAAACAGGATCAGGTGCTTTGGTGTTTGCCAATAGCCCAACATTAGTTACTCCTGCCCTTGGAACGCCCTCTAGTGGTGTTTTAACCAATGCTACTGGCTTGCCTATCAGTACAGGTGTTTCTGGTCTTGGAACAGGCGTTGCAACTTTCCTAGCTACTCCTTCAAGTGCAAATCTAATCTCTGCTGTAACAGATGAAACTGGTACTGGTGCTTTGGTATTCGCTACCTCGCCTACTCTAGTTACTCCTGCTTTAGGAACTCCATCTGCCTTGGTAGGCACAAACATCACAGGCACTGCCTCTGGTCTGACTGCGGGTAATGTCACTACTAACGCTAACTTAACAGGTGCAGTCACTTCTGTTGGCAATGCTACCTCTTTGGGTTCGTTTAGTTCTGCTAACCTTTTGGGTGCTTTGACAGACGAGACAGGAACAGGATCAGCAGTATTTGCTACCTCTCCTACCTTGGTGACTCCTATTCTTGGAACACCCACTAGCGCAACCTTAACGAACGCTACGGGTCTTCCTATCAGTACAGGTGTATCAGGTCTAGGTACTGGCATTGCTACTGCTCTAGCGGTTAATACAGGCTCTGCTGGTGCGCCAGTATTGTTCAATGGTGCTTTGGGTACACCTTCTAGCGGTACTGTAACTAATCTAACAGGTACAGCCTCTATCAACATCAATGGTACTGTGGGTGCTACTACAGCATCTACTGGTGCTTTTACTACCTTAACCACAACAGGAACAATAAACTTGTTGACTGTAGGCCGTGGTGCAGGTGCTGTGTCTACCAATACTGCGGTGGGTGCTAGTGCTTTGGCGGCTAATACGACAGGAAACCAAAATGCGGCATTTGGCAGTTTTGCTTTACAAGTAAATACAACTGGCACATTAAACACAGCAGTAGGCCATGTTGCATTGGCTAACAACACCACAGCAAGCAACAACACAGCAATGGGTTGGTATTCTTTAGCGTTTAATACAACAGGTGCTACCAACACAGCGTTGGGAAATTCAGCCCTCTACTCTAACACCACAGCATCTAACAATACTGCTGTAGGTTATCAGGCGGGATATAGCAATACGACTGGAACGCAAAATACAGTATTTGGAACACAGGCGGCATATACAAACACTACTGCAAATTCAAGTGCATTTTTTGGTTATCAGGCTGGCTATTCTAGTAATGCCGCAAATGGAACTTTCATTGGTTTCTATGCTGGTCAAGCGTCAACTGGTGCGGCTAATACTTTTATTGGTAGCGGTGCTGGGTATCTTGTTACTTCTGGCGCTAAGAACACCATCCTTGGTGCTTACACAGGCAACCAAGGTGGCCTAGACATTCGCACAGCAAGCAACTACATCGTGCTGTCTGATGGGGATGGGAATACTACTTACGTTGCTACTTATAACGGCTCTCAAAATTTTAGGTTTAATAACACGACCTACTATACGATGGACACCGACCGTTTTCATCCTCAACTGATTGGTGGTGTAGACGGGACACAAGCACTTGGAAACAGTAACCGCCGTTGGAGTGTTGTTTACGCTACGACAGGGACAATCAATACATCTGATGCAAACCAAAAGCAAGATGTTGCAAATCTTGATGATGCTGAAAAGCGTGTTGCAATTTCAATCAAATCACTTATTAAAAAGTACCGCTTCAAAGATGCTGTAGCTAAAAAAGGTGATGGAGCAAGAATTCACGTGGGATTGATTGCTCAAGAAGTGCAAACCGCTTTTGTTGCAGAAGGTTTAGACCCCGCTCGATATGCGCTGTTCTGCTCAGATACTTGGTATGAAATTAATGGCTTAGATGTTGACGCAGAAAATAAGCCGTTTAAAGCAACAGATCAAGGCGCTGTTGCAGTCACACGACTTGGATTGCGTTACGATGAACTCTTGGCATTTGTAATTGCCGCACTTTAACTAACTGAAAAATAAATCATGACCACAACTTTTACAACCCGCATCACAGCAATGTATACCCTGCAACAGCCTGACCCCAACTATGTGGTCAACGCTTTATGGGAAGTCACTGGCGTAGATGGCACTAACACTGCCTCTATTGGTGGCAACACTCAGTTCAACTCTGCTGACCAAGAGGGTGCAATAGTGCCTTATGCAAGCCTCACAGAAGCAATCGTCATTGGTTGGATTCCTGAGTCCGCTATTGCAAGCGCACAAGCGTGTGTTCAAGGACAGATTGACTCAATGATTACACCTCCTGTTAGCCCTGCAAATACAGCATTGCCTTGGAGTGCATGATGAAATTAGAGTTAGACGTTAACGAGATTAACTTTGTATTACAAACTTTGGGGCAACTGCCCTCGAGTAGTGGCGTGTGGCCTCTTATCGTAAAGATTAAAGAACAGGCTGAAGCGCAAGTTCCTAAAGAAGCGGAGTAAACATCATGGCGTACACAAGTCAAGAAATTGTGGATTTCCTACTTAGGAATCCAGGCATGACCGATGAGCAAATTGTTAAGGCAATGGAAACCTATGGGGTTTCTCCTGCTCAAATGGCTCAAGCTGTTGGCTTGTCAGAGGGTGAGGTACTTTCTAGGGTTGCGGTTACTGTTCCTCCTGGCTCAAGTGTTACCCTTGGTGATACTCGTGTTGCTCCTCAATATCAAACTACTGGTTCTGGTATGGATCAGCAAGTTGGCGGTCTTGAGAATGTTTATGTTGAAAAAGTCCCAACTGGCGATGTTAACTATAAATCCCCTGTTGGAACACCAATTCAGGTTTACAGTCCTACTGGCGATCTTGTAAACACCATAAAAACTAAAGAAGACCAATCATTTTTAGGTGGCTTAGTAGACGCCTTTAAAGACCCTGTAGTTTTAGCCGCTTTAGGCGGTGCGGCTGCGGGTGGATTGTTTGGTGGTGCGGGTGCATTGGGCGGTGGTGCAACAGCCGCTACTGGTGCTACGGCCTTAACAGCCGCAGAAGCTGCAGGGTTAGGTTTAACAGCCGCAGAAGCCGCTAGTTTGGGTTTGTCAGCGTCAGAGTTTGCGGCAGCGGGAGGTTTGGGTGCTGGTTTTACAGCAGCTGGTTTACCTTCTGGTGCTGGTACTTTCTTGGGAGAAGGTGTTTTATCAGGAGTGCCCGCATTTGATGCGGCTTTGGCTAACGCTACTGTTGGTGCAACTGGTTTGACAGCGGCTCAAATTGCCCAACTAAACACATCTGTTGGAGGTACTAGTGGTTTGTTAACTCCTGCTGGAGTAACTTCTACTGCGGCAGGAACTGCGGCTACGGCATTGACTCCTACGGCAACATCGGTACTAGCACCTGCGGTAGCTTCTACATTAACACCAACTGCTACAAACATAGCAACATCATTGATTCCAACGGCAGTCAATAGACTTTTGACTCCTACAAACATTGGCAATCTAGTTCAGACAGGCGCACAAACTGCGGCAGGTCTTCTCCAACAACAGACATCTCGTGAAGCGGCTCAAAAAGCGCAAGCAATGATTGATGCTGAGACTGCGGCTGCCAAACAATCTGCGGCTTTCCGTCCTATCGGAATGACTACTCGTTTTGGTACTTCACAGTTTGCAGTTGATCCAGTAACAGGTCAATTAACAAGCGCAGGTTACACACTAAGCCCTGAAGCTAAGAATGCTCAAGACCGCTTCCTTACTTTAGCGGGTGCAGGTTTAACACAAGCAGAACAAGCTCAACAACAGTTTGCTCCTCTTCAAACAGGCGCACAACGTCTATTTGGTTTGGGTAATCAATACTTGGCACAGAATCCTCAAGAAGTTGCTCAGAACTATCTCAATCAGCAGATGGCTTTGTTGCAACCTGGTCGTGAGTTAGAGTTGGCTAATCTGCAAAACAGACTCCAACAACAAGGTCGTGGCGGTCTTTCTGTTGCTCAAGGTGGTACTTTGGGTGCGACTACTCCTGAACTACAGGCATTGTTTAACGCTAGAGCGCAACAAGAAGCTCAATTGGCGGCTAATGCCCAACAAGCGGGTCAACAACAAGTTGCGTTTGGTGCGGGTCTATTGGGTACAGGCGCACAGACTATGGGTCAGTACTATGGTGGTCAACAAGCGGCTTACACGCCTTACACGACTGCTTTGGGTCAGGTTCAAGGTTTGGAGCAAATGGCACAACAACCTTTTGGCATGAGTACTGCTCTTGCTCAACAAGCATCTCAAGCGGGTGCTAATGTGGGTCGTTTAGGCCTATCTGGTGCTGAGTTTAGTACACGATTGGCTACTATC